CTAATAAGTAAAAATTATTAAAACACCTTGTGTGATAAGAAAAAAAAGTTGACATTGTTTAGCAATATGTCATAATGGGTTGTCATTAACAAAAAGGAGAAAAACATGACAACAGAAAAATTAGAATTAGATAGAGAGGAATTAATGTATTTTTTAGCCTTAATGCACCAAGAAAGAATAAGTCTAAATAAATTAAAAGATACAGATACAACGCAAAATATAACAGAAAGGTTACAAGATAATAAGGACATTTCAGACAAGATACAAAGCATTATAAATATAAAAAGAGCTGAATCAAGAGAGGCTTACCCAGAGCTTTTATCAATGACCCATAGGAGGTATAAATAATGAACTGCGATAAAGAGTACGAGTATGTAGTAAGAGAGGTAATTATCGTTAAGGTAGATACCGATACAGGCGAGGAGGTGCTTAACAAGGACAACACCGTTAAGCTGTTTAAACCTAAAGATATGAGCCTTTATGAGAGTGATTATTTTCATGATGACGAAGTGGAGGAGGCGTAATGAAAGAATACGGAGATTATCATGGCGATGAAGATGAAATTGAATCATCCAGACAAGAGAAAGAAGAGAATGACCCAAGACATGAGCCAAACTTTGATGAATGGCATGAAGTTCTAAATTTAACATGGGAGGATGAGTAATGAGTACAGTAATTGAGAAAGAGGAAATCATTGAGAACCTAGAACATGAGGCTCATGAGATGTTTACTAACGATGGACACTCAAGCGAAGAGGCATGGATACTGGCAAGGGAGGACGCACAGTATCGTTACGACAACGGCTTATACTATATAGGCGACTACGAGGGGGATGAGTAATGTATCAGATACAAATGGATACTATCTGTGATGGATGGGTAATGGCATGGGAAGGTGCAGAATTTCCTTTTTATAGTCATGCCCTAATAGAGCTAGATGAATTCTTAATGGAAGTTAAACAGGATGGTCTGGATTATGACCGAGAAGACTATCGTATTAAATTTATAGGGGAGGTAGCGTAATGAAAAAACTTATTTCTTTAAATTATTACGAAGGTATTGAAGAGGTAAAGCCTAAATTTCTATCGGCTTACCATAATATAGATTCACGAATAATAAAGTTAGACTGTTTACAGGATGCAATTTATTATTTACAAGAGGAATACATTAAATTACTAAAGGGGAATAATCATGACTAAAGCAGATAAAGAGTTTGACGTAGGTTACCAAGTAGGCGTTAAGTCTGCAGGGTTGTTAGAAAAGAAGGTAAAGAATCCTAACCATAACCATATGGCAGGGCTAGTATCTAGCATACTAAATCTTTTGTACTTTTATGCACCGAAAGAAGAGTATGCGGATGAGCTAATAGAGTTTTCCGTAAACTTTGCTAAAAAAGAGGCAAGGGAAATGAAGGAAACGATGTAATAAATGTTGACTTATTTTTACTAGCAACTACAATAGACATTCAATTAATTTAAGGAGTAAGTATGGACAATATCACATTAGAATTTGTTAAAGATAATTTTAAGAACCAATCACAGGTTGCCGACCAACTAAAAATCAGTAGGCAAGCGGTAAGCAAATGGTTTATCACAGGAAACATTCCTAAATTGCGACAGTTTGAGATTAAGGAATTGTTAAGTAACAATGTTTAAACATAAAAAGGAAAATCATGCTGAAGATTAAGAACTGGGACAAGTACCAACACTATAAGCCCAAGAATCCGAAGTATCAGAAGAAGATGTCATGGTTTAAATTGTATGGTGCTGACCTACTAAACGATTTAGAGTGGAGTAGGTTAAAGCCTGATGAGAAGGTAACTCTGATTGAGCTATGGTGTTTAGCAAGTGAGTCTGAAGGAATCTTGCCAAGCGTTGAGGAAATAGCGTTTAGATTAAGACGTGATGAAAAGCAAATGGTTAAGCTGATAACCGCATTGCAAGGGTGGTTAGAGGATGAGTCTATACAAGGTCTATACGAAGTATATACAACGCCTATACTAGAGAATAGTAGAGAAGAGAAGAAACCTTATACGATGACTGCTAAAGCGGTTGTTACTAAAGCACCCTCTGCACACTTTTCCAAGTGGTGGGATATGTTACCCAACACAAGGAAGGTGAACAAAAAAGGTTGTGAGGAGAAGTGGAGAGCCAAGAGGTTAGACAAGATAGCTACTGACATCATTAACTGGACTAGCGGTATGAGTAACAGTAAGGCGTGGAAGGAAGGATTTAATCCCTCTCCCGAAACGATTTTAAACCAAGAGCGTTGGCTAGATACCAACAGCAAAAGCTCTGTAATACCAAAGGGAGTTGTTTAAACATGAACACAGGTGATGTAGTAAGACAGCTAACAGTAACGAAGGAACAAGTAGTTGCCGAAGGCTATTACGAAACGACTGAAGACTTTAAGATTAAGTCTACTGACAACCTTTATGATGACGTAATCAAGTATTATAACGAGGAAAAAAATAGCGGTTACTCTATGGGGTGGAGGAAGACTGACCCTGACTTTTTAGTAAGGAAGGGTGAAGTCACTTGCATAACAGGTTCTAGTGGTAGCGGTAAAAGTATGATTCTATCGCAGATTTTATTACACCTGATGAACTATACAAAGGTGCTAGTAGCTAGTATGGAAATGCGACCTGTATTACAAATTGCTAGGATGATACAGCAGAAGGGTATGACAGACCCTACTGACCAATACATACGCGAGTTTTGTGATGAGTATAAGGACAGGCTGTACATCTATGACCAACAGAGTACGACTAGCGAGGATGACCTATACGCTAGTATTCATTATGGTAAACATGTATTGGGTTGTGACGTCATGGTGATAGATAGCTTAATGAAGGTGGATTCTGTATCAGAGGAAGACTATGGAGCTCAAAAACAGTTTGTTAATAAGTTGAGTTGCATTGCTAGAGATTTAAACATACATATCTTTTTAGTAGCTCATACCAAGAAAATGGATGAGTCTACCATACCAGACGCTACCCACATTCTAGGCTCTAGCCATATTAGAAACCTAGTGGATAACATTCTATGTGTATGGCGTAACAGGGAGCATGAGCGTTTAAACAACACAGGCGACCTACCTGAAGACCGCAAGACTGAACCAACGGCATTGCTGTTAGTACAGAAACAACGTAACCATACCTATGAAGGTACATTTGGTTTTTGGTTTGACATTAAAACATTAACTTACAAGGAGCGACCATTATGAGCGTGAACGAGTTTATTAAAGACCTAACCAAACTATTTGGAAAGGTGAGCTACAAGGCAACAAATAAAGATGGGCTAGTCTTTAAAACAAAGGACTGGGACGAAGTAAATAAAAAGTTTGACAAATAAAATTGAACTGGTATAGTAAAGCTGTAATATTAATTAACCTTTAAGAAGAAGGAAAATACAATGAAAACAAACCAATACATACTTGATACTAATCAAGCAGACCTAGAGCAACAAGAGCAACTACACGAACTATATTCAGAGATAGAAAAAGAAGAGAAACGCACACAACTGCAAGCATTAACTAAAGCAGTAAGGGGTGAGTTTAATCTATTCGCTGAAATACAAAAATTTAATGAGATATATGGGGAGTCCAAATGAGTAAGTACCAAGAGTTAAGGAAGATAGATGTTAGTAAGCACACTGAAAAGAAAGGTCAGTTTACTTACTTGTCATGGGCATGGGCAGTAGATATATTATTGCAAAATGATGAGTCTGCCACATGGAGATATGAACCTCCTACGATTATGACTGACGGAAGTATGATGGTATTCTGTACTGTCCATGCTTTTGGTAAGGATATGACCGCACAGATGTCAGTAATGGATTTTAAGAATCAAGCTAAAAAAAATCCTGATTCCAATGACTTAAATAAAGCTATGCAAAGATGTCTGGCTAAAGCCATAGCGTTACATGGTTTAGGGTTGTACATATATCAGGGTGAAGACTTACCTGAAGGTGATGTGCTAGAACGCATTACTAACATCTTTAATGAGCAAGGTATAGATGAGGCTAGAAAGTATTTCAACACGCTAGATGGAGCTGACAGGAAGTTAGTTACGCCTTTCATTAAGAAAATAAAGGAGGAAAAAGATGGAACAGCGTAGCGAAGAGTGGTTTCAGGCAAGGCTAGGCAAAGTAACTGCCTCTAACATAGACAATGTTATTGTTAAGGTAAAGAATGGAGAGTCTACTTACAAGCGTAAGTATCGTATTCAACTTATTACTGAATTGTTAACTAACAAAAATGTACCTGTATTTGTTAATGATGCAATGCGGTGGGGGACTGAACACGAGGATGAGGCAAGGGACTTGTATATAGATAAGAAAGAGTTATTAAAGGGTGTAGATGTGACCGAGATAGGTTTTATTGACCACCCAACAGTTAATATGTCTGGTGCTAGTCCTGATGGATTAGTTGGTTTAAACGGTCTAATTGAGATTAAGTGTCCAACACCTACAACGCACACAGAAATTTTAATGACAAGAAAGATTCCAAGTAAATGGGTACATCAAATGCAATGGCAAATGGCTTGTATGCCCGAAAGAGAGTGGTGTGACTTTGTATGTTATCACCCTCATTTTCATGGAGAACAAAAAATGCTCATAGTTAGAGTAGAGAGAGATGACGACTTAATCACTCGTCTAGAAAAAGATGTCCAAGACTTTGTAACAGAAGTTGAGGATTCAGTTAAATTTATTAAGGAGAATAACTAATGGCAACAGTAGGAATTTCAGCAAGTATAGATGTAAGTAAGATTGATAAGGCTAAATTAATTAAAGGTGAGAAAGGTACATACCTCAACATCACTACTTTTGTTAATTTAGATGAGAAAGACCAGTACGACAACAATGGTATGATTACCCAATCTACTACTCAAGAAGAACGTGAGTCTGGTGTAAGGGGCGTTATACTAGGTAATACAAGAGTGTTTTATACTGGAGAAAGTCAAGGTGCGTCATCTGGTTCTGTGCCACAAGCTAAAGAAGCAGTAGCAGAAGATATACCTTTTTAATAGGTACTAGGGGTTACACTGCCCTCAAGGTA